CGCATGACAACCAAACACAGGACCAGCGCATGAGCGAGGAACCACACATCACTTATTTCCACATGGGTCAATGGCCCGTGTATTGCGGGTTCACAACCTCGCCAAAGAAGTTTGAGCGGGAAATGTCGCGGCTGTCCATTACGGACCAAAAGTTCATCGCAACCGATTATGCCAACGCCACGACACACATTCTCACAAAAGAAGGAGTTTTGACCTTCATCATCACGATGGCATACGAGAAAAAGCGGTCGATTGAACAAGTTGCCAGCATGATCGCTCACGAAGCTGTCCATGTTGCGCAGGAAATGTGGCAGCAGTTTGGTGAGAGGGAACCGGGCAGGGAGGCAGAAGCCTATCTCGTGCAGCATGTCGTCCAGTGTTGCTTGCAGGAATATTTCAAAACCGGGCGCGTTCGGAGGTCTGCGCCATGAGCATGGTGGAACGAGTGGCACGGGCTATTGCAGACCCGATCCTGAAAGAGTTTGACGGGTTCAGGCTCGACAAGGAGGTCGAGTGGGACAAACTGCCCGAGGCTCGCGATCAGGCCACGCTGCTACGGATAGCCCGCGCTGCAATCGAAGCAATGCGGGAGCCGCCAGCCGCTGTCTGGATTGCGATGATGAACACCAAGGATGACGGGACCGGAGAATTGCACTTCCGCAAGTGGAAAGCCGCAATCACCGCAGCACTAGGGGAGGGCGAATAGATGCCGAAGCACTTCACGCCTGAGCAACGGCTGAGAAAGCGCCAGCGTGTTTGTGTTTCTTGTGGCGCGGAATTTCTTGCTGTTAGCGCCAAATCACCCGCAAAGCACTGTTCCAAGGATTGCCGCTATGAGCGGGCAATTCACATGGAAAGGAGAAAGCGCGTCTGCATCGAATGCGGAAACGAGTTTGTAGGCCCCCCGCCATCTGTCCCACAAAATTACTGCTCAACCCCTTGCCGAATGAAGGCACAAAGCCGCAATCGCACGGGATGGAAACAGACGACGGAAACAATTGAAAAACGGCGGGCGTCAACCTTAGCCAACTTGGCCGATCCTGAATACAAAGCACGCTGGTTAAAGTCTGTCCGAGACGGAATGGCAAAATGGATGGAAAATCCAGACAACGCAGCCTCATTTTCCGCAACACGAAGCGCCACCGTAAAGGCATATTACCAAGACACCGAACGAAGCGCTGCGCACCGTGCAATGATGTCTTGGATTATGAAAGCAGCGGCCAAAGCATTACGCACTGAAACAAACTATGTGGAGTTATTTACCGAAGCCCAAGCGCGATTGCGCGGGGAACACCCGTTCAACGGGCAAATCCCTAGCGAGGATTATTACGAATATTGCCGAATGATCGGAACGATGGTCGTCAACAGCCCTGAGTGCAGGACACTTTCCGACAGTTTCATGACCACGGCTTTGCCGAGATTTACCGCTGAATGGCAAGCCGCCAAAGCATCGGAGGGCAAACTGAATGGCTAGGGGGCGCCCAGCCTACACCATGACACACAGACGCCGCCAGGTATTGGAACACCTGTGCGAGCGCGACACGCCGCCAACATGGGCCGAGATAGCACGGCGCTGCGGATTGTATGATTACCGGGCGGCAAAGCGGATTGCGCGGGATCTGAAAAAAATGGGCGTTGTTAATATTTAACCCGTGCCCAAGCCCGTTTTCATGCCCTAACTGAATTGCCCTATGGGCGCAAAGTCAACAGCCACGGACCTATTGTTAGCAACGGCAAAACAATGCCGTTCGTAAAGGGTCAATCAGGCAATCCGCGTGGGCGGCCAAAGCACCTATCGCCGGATGGACGCACGATCCAAGATTTAGCGCGCGAGTTCACACAAGACGCCTTCGACACGCTCGTCGAGATCATGGCCGACGTTGAAACGCCGCCGAAAACCCGCGTGTCAGCAGCAAGCGCAATCCTTGATCGTGGATGGGGCAGGCCAAAGCAAGAGATTGAAGCGGGCGAAAACATGATTGGCTTTTTGGCCGACCTGATCGCTGAACGACGTGCGCGCGTTGCAAGGTTGAGTGATGGCAACCAAGCCTGACCCCATCCTTGATCTGGTCGATGACATCGCGTCATTCACCTATGATCCGCTCGGTTATGCCATGTATGCCTTCCCATGGGGCGAGGGTGTGCTAGCCGACGCACAAGGCCCGCGTGTCTGGCAGTGCGATGTGATGGAGGACATCCGCGAGCATCTGGAAAACCCCGAGACGCGCCACCAGCCTTGTCGTGTAGCGGTTGCTTCCGGCCACGGCGTCGGCAAGTCCGCACTGATTGCCATGCTTGTCAAATGGGCGCTCGACACATGCGAGGACACGCGCGTTGTCCTGACCGCAAACACCGAGAACCAGCTGCTTACCAAGACCATGCCGGAAGTCACGAAATGGTCTAACCTTGCCATCACGTCCGACTGGTTCCGCCCGACCGCAACGGCGCTCATGGCAAACGTTCCCGGCCACGAAAAGGCTTGGCGCTGTGACGCAATCCCTTGGTCGGTAAACAACACCGAAGCATTCGCCGGTCTGCATAACAAGGGCCGCCGCATTGTCGTGATCTATGACGAGGCCTCGGGCATCATCCCGAAAGTCTGGGAGGTGACGCTCGGCGCGCTGACCGACGAGGGCACGGAGATTATCTGGATTGCATTCGGCAACCCGACGCAGAACACCGGCTCATTCCGCGAGGCATTCGGCAAGCATCGCCACCTATGGAAAACACGCCAGATTGACAGCCGCGACGTTGAGGGAACCAACAAGGCTTACCTTGACGAGATCGTGCAGACCTATGGCGAGGACAGCGACATCACGAAGGTGCGCGTGCGCGGCATGTTCCCAAGCGCCTCGTCGTTGCAGTTTATTTCGTCGGGGCTGGCGGACAGCGCGCGGGCAAGACAGGTCCAGGTTGACGAGTTCGAACCCGTAGTGATCGGCGTTGACGTTGCGCGCTTTGGCGATGACTCGTCGACCATCTACACGAGGAAGGGCCGCGACGCCCGCTCAGTGCCCCCCATACGGCTCCACGGCGTCGATACGATGCAATTGGCGGCAAAGGTAGCCGAACACCAGCGATTGCACGGGGCGGCCATTGTGGCGGTTGACGAAGGCGGCATCGGCGCGGGCGTTGTGGACCGCCTGAAGCAATTGGGCCTGCCCGTTGTCGGCGTCCAGTTCGGCGGCAAGCCTTTGGGCGCGGTCAAGCTCGCTAACGGCATCAAGGTTGCGAACCGACGCGCCGAGATATGGGCAATCATGCGCGAATGGCTTGAGGGCGGCGCGATACCCGATGACCAGCAGCTTTATGACGACCTGATTGGCATTGAATACGGCTTCAACGCGAACGACCAGATACTTTTGGAACGCAAAGAGCACATGAAAAAGCGCGGGCTTGCATCGCCTGACGATGGCGACGGTCTGGCGCTGACGTTCGCTGTGCCTGTGCTGCCGTCATACGAAGACGAGGACGAATGGGTTGGCGACGAAGGCCGATCATCCATTGGAGGATACTAAGTTGGCAACCGCACTTGACGAAACGGGGATTGAGGAACAAGCGCCCGAACTGCGCGCAACGCTCGACTTTCACGAGATCATCGACCCAGATAACGAAAACCTTGCCAAACTGCTCAACGCCAACACATTAAGCCGCATCGGGCAGGACGTCATTCGCGATCTGGCGCTGGACGAGGCAAGCCGCGACGACTGGATGAAGGCAAGCGAGAAAGCCTTGCAAGCGGCCATGCAGATACGCTCGCCCAAGTCATTCCCGTGGCCGAATGCGTCGAACTATTGCCACCCGCTGTTGACCGTTGCGTCTGTCCAGTTCCAGGCGCGCGCGTATCCCGTGATCGTGGACGGCGCGAATCTCGTCAAAGGCCGCGTGCTTGGGCCGGACCCCGATGGACAAAAGCGCGCAAGGGCCGACCGTATCGCGGCGCACATGACATGGCAGTTGCTCTACAAGATGAACGGCTGGGAGGAGGATACCGACCGGCTGTTGCTGATGTTGCCCATTCTCGGCTGCGTGTTCCGCAAGACCTATTACGACGCAATCAGCGCCTGCAACCGTAGCGACATGGTGACGGGCAAGGACTTCGTGATTGATTACTGGGCCAAATCCATCGAATCCGCGCCGCGCTACACGCATATCATCCACCTTTACCCGCATGAGGCCAGCGAGCGCATACAGGCGGGCAAATGGTTGAAGGTCCGCGTCGAGGGCGAGAACAACCAGGACGAGGACGCAATCGTAGACTTCTACGAGCAACACCGCCTGATTGATCTGGACGGCGATGGCTACCCCGAACCCTATGTGGTGACATGCACGAAAGAGGGCGAGGTCGCGCGGCTTGTGCCCTGCTTCGGCATTGAGGACGTCACGGTCATGGGGCCGGAGGGCAAGACCGCCAAGCTGACCGACGTGCTTGAGAAGAACCAACCGATTGGCGCTATCATCAAAATTGACCGACGCCAGTATTTCACGAAATACGGGTTCATCCCCGCGCCCGACGGTTCATTCTATGACATCGGCTTTGGCACGTTGTTGGCCGACCCGACCGAGGGCATCAACACCGTTGTCCGGCAATTGCTTGATGCGGGCACGCTCCAGAATGCGCAGGGCGGGTTCATTGGCAGCGGTGTTACAATCAAGTCCGGCAACATGTCGTTCAAGTCCGGCGAATGGAAGCGCGTGGACGTAGTGGGCGGGACATTGCGCGAGAATATCGTTCCGCTTGCCTTGCCGGGGCCTTCGCAAGTGCTGTTCAATATGCTGCAATTGCTGATTGGCGAAGCGGAGAAGATCGCGTCTGCGTCGGATGCCCTGTCCGGCGTGTCGTCGGGCACGGAACAGCCCACCACGCTGCTTGCGCGTATCGAGCAGGCGCAAAAGGTCATGACGGCCATATTCAAGCGCATCTATCGGGCGTTCTTCAATGAACTGAAAATCCTGCGTCGCCTTAACCGCGATTACCTCGACGAAAAGGAATATTTCCAGCTTAACGACGCGGAGGACGCACAGAACGTCGAGCGCGAGGACTATTTCGACGAGGACTTGGACGTCATACCGATGTCCGACCCGACCGCAATCAGCGATATGCAGAAGTTGGCCAAGGCCGAGGCAATCATGGTGTTTCGCGGCGATCCGGCGGTCAACCAGCAAGAGCTTTACAGGCGCTTTTTCGAGGCAACGGGGCAGAACGACATCAAGTCACTCATGGCCCCCGAAGGCCCGCCGCCGGTTGACCCGAAGGTCATTATCGAAGGCGCGAAACTGGCGCTCGCCAAGAAGGAAAGCGAGGCGAAGGTCGATAGCCTGAATGCCGTTGCGGCCAAGGCTCTGTCGGACGCGGCGGCTCAACTCGAATTGTTGGGCCTTTTGGATGACGCGGCGGCGCTTGCGGCCAAGGCGCGCGAACTAGGCGGAAAGGATGACGATGGACCCGAACCCACTGACGGACCCGGAGAAGCTGGCGGACTGGAAGGGCAACCCCCTGACGGCGGCGTTCCTGAACTACCTGAGGGACCGGCGCCAACGCCTGATGGAAGCATGGGCGGAGGGCCGGAACCTATCCCCGGAGGAGCAGGCGGCGTCAGTCCTGATGGGGCGATTGCTCAACCTGTCGTCGGATGATGTGAGGGAGTTTTATGACACAGAATAACAGCGGAATCGTTCCCATCGACAAGCGGGTGCTGGTGATGCCCGATCCGGTTTCGGAAAAGATTGGCAGCATCTTCATCCCCGAGACGCACAAGGAAAAGGAAGAATACGCCCAGACCTTGGCCACCGTCATTGCGGTAGGCGAGACGGCGTTCGGTGAGGCGATTGCCGAGGCGCAGCGTTACGGGCTGGCATTCAACGCCCCCGCACCCGGCGACCGCGTCATTATCGGCAAATATGCGGGGATGAGGCTGAAAGGCCCGAAGGACGGCGCTGACTACCGCATGATCAACGACGAAGATGTGACAGCTAGGCTGGAGGACTGACAATGGCTACCGCACCGATTGAGACAGACGAAGGCGAAGCGCTTGACGTTGAGGCGAATGACAACACGCCCCGCGATTACGAGGCCGAGGCCCGCAAGCAGGGATGGACGCCAAAGGAAGAGTTCAAGGGCGACGAAAGCAAGTTTGTTGACGCGGAAACCTTTGTCCGTAGGGCCGAGGAGATCACGCCGCTCATCAAGAAGCAGAACCAGGCGCTGCGTAGCGAGATCGAGCAACTCAAGAAGTCGATCAAGCAGGTCAATGAGTTCGCCACCAAGGCCGAGGAACGGGCCTATGCGCGGGCCATTGCCGACCTCGAGGCACGGCATGAAGACGCAATCGAGGAAGGCGACACCGTAAAGGCGCGCGAGATTGCCAAGGAAATGCGCGAGATTGCCAAGCCGACCCCCGCCGCCGTGCAATTCACGGAGGAACAGGTAACACGCGCCCTGATCGACTTCCGCGACGAAAACCCGTGGTATGACGAAGGGGGCAAGTATGCCGATTACGCCGCGCTTGTCGCCGCCGAACACAAGGATCTGGCACAAACCACGCCGCCGCATGAGTTCTTCAAGATGATCGGTGACAAGGTGCGTGAACGCTACCCCGAGGTTGACAAGCCCAAGGCCGAACGCGCCCGCCCCCGCAATCCGGTTGAGGCCGTCACCAATCGCGGTTCAGGCTCAAGGGGCCGCTCGTTTGCCGACTTGCCCGTTGAGGCGCAGCGCATGGCCGAGAAATGGGAAAAGCAGGGCCTTATGACGAAGGCCGACTATGTGAAAGGATACCAGTGGTGAACGATACACTTGCACCCCGCCGCCGTGGCCGCCCGCCTGTAGAGGCCGAAACAGCCGCGCCAGACGCCCCGGAATTGCCCACGCGCCGCCGCCGCGCCAAGATTGGCGAGTTCGCCATGAAGCTTGATGCACCCCAGCGTCCCGGCTTTGTAAGGCGCTGGTTCAACGACCACAAAAACCGTATTGCGGAAGGCGAGGAATTAGCGTATGATTTCGTCACGGATAAGGGTGTTAAGTCAACAGACCCCAGTTCGCGCATCTCCCGCATAGTAGGTTCGGGGGAAAACGGCGAACCGCTCCGCGCCTATCTCATGGAAACCCCGGAAGAATTTTACCAAGAGGGTTTAGCCGAGAAGGAAGCCAAGAACCGACAGGTCGATGATGCCATCGCCGCAGGTCGAGATTCCACAGGCCAGCATCCGGATACACATGCAGGCCGAGGTTCCATCGAGCGGGATCGGTAGGCTGTTTATGACGTCCTAGCGCGCCCGCGCAACAAAGGACGGCACTATGCCTAACTATAACGCACCATTCGGGCTTCGTCCCGCAAAGGGGGTCAACGGTCAAGTTGTGACCGGCGCGCCCCGACTTTACTCCCACGCTTCCGGCGATGGCACGGCCCTCTACATTGGGGATCTTGTCAAGCTGGCGGGCACGGCCCAGACCATCAACGGCGTTACAACGCCCGACGTCGTTCGCGCGGCAACGGGTGACGTGATTGTTGGCGTTGTGGTTGGGATCAACCCGACTTCCCGCGACACGCTTGGTTATGGCCCCGCTTCGACGGCCTACACGCTATTCGTTGATGACGATCCGAACTCGCTTTTCGAGGTTCAGGACGTCAGCACCGGCACGGCGCTTACGGTCAACGATGTGGGCTTGAATGCCAACTTCGTCGTTGCGGCTGGCAGCACCTACACCAACCAGTCCGGCACCACGCTGGACAACACCACCGAGGCCACGACCAACACGCTTGATCTCAAGCTCGTCGACGTCGTGAACCGCGCGGATGTGGACAACACCTCTTCGCCGCTTCGCTTCCTGGTGCGGATCAACCGTCATCAGTATTCCAACCAAGTAGCGGGGGTCTAAACCATGAGCGCACCCACGATCACAACCGGCCAGATTGCCAAGCTGCTCTGGCCCGGTCTCAACGCCCGCTGGGGCACCAAATACAACGAACACCCCGCCGAATGGAAAGACTTGGTGGACGTCTCCTCGTCCGACAAGGCTTACGAGGAAGACCAGGAACTGACCGGCTTCGGTCTGGCCCCTGTGAAGACTCAAGGCGCGTCGGTCGCATACGATACGCAAGGGCAGGGCGTCACAACCCGCTACACGCATATCGCTTACGGCCTCGGGTTCGTTATCACCAAGGAAGCCATCGACGACAATCTCTACGAGAAGATCGGCATGCAGCGCACGGGTAGCCTTGCGTTCTCATTCCGTCAGACCAAGGAAAACGTCGTTGCCAACATGTATAACCGGGTTATTTCCTCGTCATACCTTGGCGCTGATGGCGTTGCACTGGGTTCGACCGCCCACCCGTCACTTGCGGGCAACCAGTCGAACATCCTTGCAACGGCGGCTGACATGTCGGAGGCTTCGATTGAAGACCTTTGCGTGCAGATTGGCTCTGCGGTCAACTCGCGCGGCATGAAAATCTCGATCATGCCGAAGTCGCTCATCGTTCCCATCCAACTCCAGTTTGAGGCTGCTCGCATCCTCAAGTCGGTTGGCCAGAACGACACCGCGAAC